TATCTTGTAGAGAGCCTTACTCTGAATGGCTGTTAAAATGTACAGGAAAGAGGTATCGCTATGCTTCGTAAAGTAAAACTATATGGAGAGTTAGCAAAATTTGTAGGACATAAAGAGTTCGAGGTTCAAGCCGATACAGTAGGTAAAGCTGTCAGTTTTTTAGTTCATAATTTTTCTGGTATAGACACTTACATGAGTCCAAAATATTATCAGGTTAAAGTAGGTAACTATGATGTTGGTAAAGATGAAATTAATTATCCAGTAGGCAAAGAAGATATACACTTTATACCTGTTATTAGTGGTGCTGGAAGAGGTTTAGGGAGAGTATTACTAGGTGCAGCTTTAATAGGATTAGCATTTGCATTGCCTGTAAAAGTACCTCTTGCTCCTTTAAAATTTGGGTTTGGAGGGTTTACAGGAGGAACAGCATTAGCAGCAGCTTTAGGTAATGTAGGAGTTTACTTAGTTTTAACTGGCGTAAGTGAAATGCTGTTTCCTTTACCAGAACCCCAAAAATTTAACTCAGAAGAGGATCCACAGCTATCTTTCAATTTTAGTGGAGTACAAAATACGTCAAGGGCTGGCACACCTGTACCCATAGTTTATGGTGAAATATTTACAGGAAGTGTTGTAATAAGTGCAGCGATTGACACTAATCAGGTAGAAGCATGACAGACGAAACTAAAATTATTAGAGGATCTGGAGGTCCACCAAAACCACCCCCACCTCCTTATCGTGCTCCTGATACTTTACACAGTAGGAGTTTTGCTACTGTTCAGGATTTAATATCTGAAGGTGAAATAGAAGGTTTTGCAAGTGCTTCAAAAGAAGGACTAACAAAGGGTACAACTGCATACGACAACGCAAGCCTAAAAGATGTATTTCTTGATGACACTCCAATATTAAATTCAACAGCTACAAGTGCTAGTCCTGCTGATACCGACTTTAACTTCCAAGATGTAACTTTTAAATCTAAGTTTGGAACGTCAAATCAAACTGCTATGAGTGGTATTCCTGCTGAAAGCAGATCACCCACTGCTGTTGGAGTTGAGGTAACTACATCTGCTCCTGTTACCAGACAAGTTACCAACACTGATGTAGATGCAATTATTGTTACTTTAACTTGGCCTCAAATACAGGTAGCTGAAGATGATGGAGATATTAGAGGAGATACTGTCGAATATAAAATACAGGTTCAATACAATTCTGGTGGATTTACAGATGTCATAAGTACTTTTGTTAGCGGTAGGACAGCAGATGCTTATGCTAGAGATCATAGAATAAATATTACAGGTGCTTTCCCTGTTGACGTTAGAGTGGTTCGAGTCACAGCAGACAGTACAGATGCAGCACGAGTAAATGCGTTTCAATTTACTAGCCTTCAGGAAGTTATAGACAACAGTTCAACTTATGCGAATAGTGCTTACGTTGCTCTTCGCTTAGATAGTAAACAGTTTAATCGTATTCCTACAAGAAAATATCGTATTAGAGGAGTTAAGGTAAGAATACCAGGAGCAGGTGCTTCTAGTTCTGGTACTCCAACTGTTGACAATGCAACTGGCAGGATAGTGTACCCAAGCGGGTATATTTTTAATGGAGTCATGGGTGCTGCTGTTTATACAAATTGTCCAGCCATGTGCTTACTAGATTTACTTACAAACACTAGATATGGTCTGGGAGATCATGTTACGGATAGTAATTTAGATTTATTTAGTTTTGTAGCTGCCAGTAAGTTTGCAAATGAAGAGGTAGATGATGGAACGGGATCAGGTGCAAAAGAAGCTAGATTTAGTTGCAACGTAAATATTCAAAGTCCAAAAGAGGCGTTTGCAGCGATAAATGATTTAGCTGGTGTTATGAGATGTATGCCAATATGGTCTGCTGGTTCTGTAACCATATCCCAGGATAAACCAACAACAGCAAGCTATCTGTTTAATTTAGCTAACGTAGGAGAAGGTGGGTTTGCGTATTCAGGAAGCAGCCTAAAAACTAGACATAGCGTTGTTTCTGTTAGCTACTTCAACATGGACTCAAAGGAAGTGGACTTTGAAGTAGTAGAAGATGCAGCAGCAATAGCAAAACTTGGAACAATAATAAAACAGGTAAAAGCATTTGCTTGCACATCTCGTAACCAAGCTGCCAGATTGGGCCGTGCAATTCTTTTCGCTGAACAAAATGAAAGTGAAACTGTTGTATTTACAACTTCAATAGATGCAGGAATTGTTGTTAGACCTGGTTCTGTTATTGAAATAAACGACCCAGTAAGGGCGGGAGCTAGAAGAGGTGGTCGAGTTGTATCTGCAACAACTACTGCTATCACTATTGATGCAGAAGCCCAGACAACTCTGCCAGCTTTAAATGATAACCCAACTATTAGTGTGATTCTATCTGACGGAACAGTTGAAATAGGTTCAATATCTGATATTACAAATGCAGTAATTACAGTAAATAGCGTTACAAAACCTGATGGAACTACTGCCTCTGCTTTTACTTCCGCACCAAATGTAAATTCACCCTATCTAATATCCAGTACGACACTACAAACTCAGTTATTTAGAGTTATTCAAGTTGAAGAACAAGATGATATTAATTATGTAATTACAGCCTTGTCTTATGTCGAAGGTAAATATGCGTTTATTGAAGATGGAACTGCCTTACCAACAAGAACTATATCAGTATTGAATGCTCCTGCTTCTCCTCCTAGTAACTTAACAGTTACAGAGCAGACAGTGGTTATAAATAGTATTGCTAGAAGTAAACTTATTGTTGATTGGCAACCAGTTCAAGGTGTAACTCAATATCTTGTTAATTACAAACTAGAAAACGGCAACTATGCTTCTCAAGTTGTATTTAGTAGTGATTTTGAAATTTTAGATACTGTAAAAGGAGTATATACAATTCAAGTATTTTCTTATAATGCAGGATTAGTTTTATCATCTAATTTTACAGAAACAACATTTGTAGCTCAAGGTAAAACAGCATTACCAGAAGATGTTTCTGGACTTACTATCGAGCCTATTAATGAACAGTTTGTAAGATTAAGATTTACACAAGCAACTGCTATAGATGTTTTACATGGTGGTCGTGTT